ACGACTGCAACGGTTACACATACAAGTCATGGGTTTACATCAGGCAATCCTGTTACAATCAGTGGTGCTAATGAAGCTGTCTTTAACGGTACGTTTACTGTTACGGTGACAGGCACAAACACTTATACGTATACAATGCCAAGTTCTAATTCTAACAACCCGGCTACAGGTACAATTACAGCCGCTTGGTATCATGATGTACCTCCTGAAGCAAACGTAGCATTGTCAGCTTATGGCCGCATTTGGGCGGCATCGACAGCTACTAACAAAACAACATTGTATTGGTCTAACTTGCTTGACGCCACAGACTGGGATGGAGGCACATCAGGCAGTTTAGACATTTCTGGTATTCTTGTGTACGGCAACGATGAGATTATTGCATTAGGCGCACACAATGGTTTCTTAATTGTCTTCTGTAAAAACAACATTATTATCTTTGGTGACAGCGACACTGCTAAAACCTACCTTGACCCTACGACACTACAACTGGTAGAAGTTATTAACGGTGTTGGTTGTATTGCAAGAGACAGCTTACAGAACACAGGTACAGATATTTTATTCTTGTCTGACTCAGGCTTAATGTCGTTAGGTCGAGTCATTCAAGAGAAATCAACACCAATGCGTGACTTGTCAAGAAACGTGCGTGATGATTTGGTACAGTTAATTGAGTCTGAGACACCTGCTAACATTAAATCAACATACTCAGCAACAAACGCATTCTATTTACTTGCATTCCCAACAACTAAGCAAGTGTATTGTTTTGACATGAGGGGGCCATTACAAGACGGCAGTGCTCGTGTAACCATCTGGAACAACATGGAGTTTACAGACTGGCTTGGGTTTGATGGTGAAGTATATATGACTCATGCAGATGGTCTTGCTAGATACTCAGGTTATCAAGACAATGGTCAGTCATATCGGATGGTGTACTTTACAAACTACTTTGATTTAGGTAGTGCGTCACAAACAAAGATTCTTAAGCGTCTGTCTATGACCGTCATTGGGGCCACAGGACAGGACTTTGTTGTTAAGAGTGGGTTTGACTACAGTGACCAGTACAACTCCTATCCGCTGACAGTACGCACAGGTACAGTGTACGAGTATAACATCACTGAGTACAACATTGGTGAATACTCAGGTGGCACATTGGTAGACACAGTACGTGCGCCGGGATCAGGTAGTGGATCAGTATTACAATTAGGATTTGAAGCAGACCTTAACGGTGGTGCTTTGTCAATACAAAAGATGGATGTCTATGTTAAACAAGGTAGGACAATCTAATGAGTAGCTATACTAAATCAACAGACTTTGCTTCTAAGGATGCACTGCTCACAGGTAACCCGCTTAAGGTTGTCAAAGGTACAGAGATTGACGATGAGTTCAACGCAATCCAAACAGCAGTAAACTCTAAGGCAGACACTAACTCTCCTGCACTCTCTGGTACACCAACAGCACCTACAGCATCTGCAGGAACATCAACAACACAGATTGCAACAACGGCATTTGTTGATAATACTTATGCTCCTATTGCATCACCTACGTTAACTGGTACACCCTTAGCTCCAACAGCTACAGCAGGTACAGATACAACACAGATTGCTACCACTGCTTTTGTTACTGCCGCTGTTGATGCTATTCCAGAACTAGAGTATGCATCACAAACAACCAAAGGTGGTGCAAGAATTTATATTTCTAGTGGTGATCTTTACATTTACACTCAGGACTAATCATGGCTATTGTCGTAAATGGTGCAGTATTAGATTGGTATGAAGAGTCAATATATATGAATGGTACTGCTGTAAGTACAAAACTATCTCCCGGAGATGTATACTTTAACGGAACTAAAGTTTTTGGTTTGAGTGGTACATACAGTACATCAGTAAACTCTGGTGGTCTTGCTCCTGATTCTAGTAACTTTGAAAACAATATTGTTCCTGTACTTGTTGGATTGATTGGTACTGTTTTTCACTCAGGTAGTTACACATCAGGGCCGGGACAGGATACCGTATGGACTGGTTATTTAGCTGAAGGTTATAAAATGGTTCGCAGTGATGGCGGTGATATCATTGGTACTGCATCTCCGGGTACAAGTATAGCATTCTATGAAGGACGTACTGTAACAGGAATTAACACCTCGCATAATGGCGGCACGTCTTGGACAATTTATAGAGATGATGGCGTTTGATTAAAACACCAGTGGTAATACAACCTGCATACACAATTTACTTTGAAATGTATGATGGGCTAACATGGACACATGCAGATGTACACAAGTGGACACCTAAGATTGCTAAAGAATTTTACAATGTGCATGGCATACTAAACATGATACACAACAGACCATTCTATTGTTTGGTTGATAACTCAAAGCTTAAAAAATTTGTAACAAAACTAGGATATAAGTTTGTAAAGGAAGCGCATTGCGTTGACGATATAACACGGAGCATATATAGATATGGGTAGTATAGTAAGTGGACTGTTCGGTAAGGGCGGTTCAGGGATTGCAGGACAAGGCATTGAAGAGGCGGCTCGTCGTGCAGAGTCTGCTTACTTTAAGCCATACACGGTACGTACTGGGACGGGCATGACATCCTATGGAGACGGTGGATTTTCTACTGAGTTGTCTCCAGAGTATCAAGCACTACTAGGACAGGCACTCACAGGTGCAGGGGGATTGTTATCTCAATTCCAAGGCTTTGATCCTTCTCAACGTGCCGCAGAAATCTATGGTGAACAAGCAGCACTGCTCCAACCAGGATTTGAACAACAGGCTACAGCACTACAGAGTAGGTTGTTTGGGGGTGGTAGACTAGGGCTACGTCTTGCCGGTGAATCTCAAGGACTTGGCGCAGGCTCCGGTATGGTACAGCCTGATGCACTAGGACTTGGACGTGCTCAACAACAAACCCTAGCACAGCTTGCCGCACAATCGAGAGGTCAAGCACTAGGAGAGCAAGCACAGCTTGGTCAAATGGCACAGGGACTGTTTGGTATTGGTCAGGGTATTAGTGGCCTAGAGAGTCAGTTGATGGCACAGGGCTTGTCTGCTGAACAGGCTCGTGCGGCGGCGGCATTGGGTGCAGGTAATCTTGCAGTGGCTCCGTATGCTACAGCGGCACAGATTGCACAAGAACAACGTGGTCAAAATGCAGGATTCTTTGGTGGGTTGCTTGGTGCAGGGCTTGGGGCTTATGGTATGGCAACAGCAGGGCCTTCAACTATTATTGCGGGTGGGTTATAGACATGGCTAAAGCAGATACAGTGTATTCAATGTTTGGGATGGAAACACCTCAACAAGTAGCGGCTCGTAGGCTTAAAGAACAAACAACTTTAATGTCTCAGTACCAACGTGATCCTTTTCAGTCTGCAGGTGCGGCTATTGGTCTGGGGCTTATGCGATTGTTTGGCCCTGAAGATCAACAGATGGCTAGAGCAATACAGGGACAAGAGATTGTTACAGGTGCAAGGGCAGAAGCTCGTCAAGCTGAACAAGCTAAAGCCGCAGAGCTAGCAAGCTTCCAAGAACGGCTTAGAGGTGCGGGTGGACGTACCACTCGTGAAGGACAGCCTTTGATTAACTTGTCTGCTGAAGAAAAGCTTGCACAAGATCAGCAAAAATACTATGAGCTATACAACACAATTGCTGACAGACTAGATGCGGCAGGCTTTCCTATGGAAGCAGAGAATGCACGTACTAAAGCTTCAGAGCAATTGTTAGGATCGTTGTCAATTCGTAAACAACTTGCTGACATTGGATACACTGAAGCTAAGACAGCCGCTGAAGGTAAAGGTCAGTGGGCTAACTTATCTGCTTATATTCTTCCTGATGGAACACAAGTTACAGGCGGTACATTTAATGGGCAACTTGCTGTGCAGGGGGCGGACGGTAAACCTATGCCTATGCCTCCGGGATCTACTAAACGTCCTAGTATCCCACAACCATCTAAAACAGGCGCGTTAGGACAAGAAGAAGTATTTGCTTTGTCGCCAATTTTAGAAGCCGATCCAATAATTAGTGAGCTTGATGATGAACAAGCTAAGGCTGTAGGGATAGTCATTGCCGCACGAGTTGATGAATTGATTGATCAGAAAAAAGCAACTAATCGTGCTCAAGCGGCACAACTTGCTATTGATGAACTAAAGGAAAGTGGACAGCTAGGTATGGGTCAGCGTGACGCAATCTTTGGTATCTTACCTGAATTGCGTACCGCTATTCTTGGTGAAAAAGCTTTCTATAAACCAAAAACTACTGAGTCTTCTGAAGCTCAAAGCACTGATGGTATTCCTCTTACTGAAGGAGCAATTAAATCCTCACCAAACTTACAGGCGTTAGGTGCAAAACCTGGTGATAAAATTGTTAATGGTAAATTGGTAAGACAGTAATGGCAACAGATCCTTTTGCAAACATAACCTTAGCAGGCCCGCAACCTGTTACTACTGAAACTCCTGTAGAAGAAGAAACAAAGAAAGATCCGTTTGCAAATATTACGGAAGCTATAGACCAACCTTCAGTGTTAGATGTTGCGGCGTATGGTTGGGACAGTAGTGAAACTATTAGTGAAAACTTAGCCATTCTTATGCAGTCTATTATGCCTATTGGTGAGCTAAGAATAGATCCAATAGAACCTACTGAAGACAATCCGTTTCAAATCTTTGATATTAGCACACGCTCTGTTGATGAAATGTACGGTGTGCCTTTTTCACAGATGTCTAAAGATGAACGTGTTGCATTCTTAAGAGACAAGCGTAAGGCAGAACTAGAAAGAGACTATGCGGATGTCATTGCATCAGGAGAATCAGAGTCTGCTCTTGCTACTACGTTTAATGTGTTAGGCTCTGTAGCTGACCCAACTTCAGTAGTCCCGCTTGGACAAGGCTACAAGTCAATGGCAGTTGGTGCAGGATTGTTAGGTGCAGAATGGGATGTATTGTCACAGCTTGTCAACAAACCAGTAGAAGAATATGATCCTACACAAACTGCAGTGACGGGTGCTGTTAGTGCAGTGGCGGCTCCGGCATTAACGTACTTAGTTAAAGGTGCAGGAAAAACTATTAGCCAAATGAACAAGGCTAGGAAGACTAAAGCTCAAGCTAAGAACGTAGCTAAGGCTGATGCGGCAATGGATGAAATTCATACAGTTGCGGCTCGTGGAATTGTAGCTAAAGTTCCTGAAGAAGATATGCCTAAGTATATTCAGGAGCAAACAGGGCTTACGGAAGATGACTTTTTAAACATTGTTACTCAAAGTTCTAAACCATTTAAACTCCCTACTCCTAAAGAAGCTAGGGATATTATGAAGATTGAAGCATACCAACAAGACCCTATTGCTAGTAGGCTTAACATCCCTGCTATTGATAATTGGTTAGGAGTTATGCACACCAATCTTAAAAAGATTTCACCTAAACTAGCTAACAGGCTACGTCAGTTTGAAGGTGAGGCACACATTGAAGCCGCCAAAGGTTTAGAAATTATGGAACCTTTTGCTAAAGGCTTTAAAAACCTACCTAAAAATGCTAAAAGCCAAGCGTCTTTACACATGTTTAACGGAGACTTTGATAGTGCTCGTGCAATTTTTGCACAGTATGATCCTAATCTTTCTGCGGCTTTTGATGCGGTTGATACGTATCTCAAAGCTTCTTATCAAAAACTCAAAGGTGTTGGGTACAACGTTACACAAATACCAAACTACTTCCCCCGTGTAGTAAAAGACTTAAAAGCTTTGCAAGCTAAATTGTCTGGGAAACAACTAAGTGATGTACAAAAAATATTCAAGCAACGTACAAAGCAATTAGGTAGGCCACTGTCTGAAAATGAAAAGAGACTCATTATTTCTGAAACCATTCAAGGGCGTAAGATTAGTTTTCCTGATAACAAAACAATTATTATTTCACCAGGAGCAAGCCCTAGTTCTGCACCATCAGCTACTAAGAAACGAGTGCTTGGTACTTTGACTGAGCGTGTGTTAGATGACTATCAAGATCCTATCACTGCGTTGCATAATTATGTTAAAACAACATCCCATGATATAGCTAAACGTAGGTTCTTTGGTACAGGACGATCTAATAAAACTGCGGTTGACTTAGATCTTGAAAACAGTATTGATACTTTAGTTGCACAAGAGCTAGCATCTGGTAGATTAAACATAGACCAACAAGATAAAGCAATCAGACTGCTTAAAGCTAGGTTTGGTGAAGGAGAAAAATCTCCTGCAGGTGTGTTGCAAGATATTAGAAATATCGGATACATGACAACTATTGGAGATCCTATTTCAACCCTAACACAGATTGGTGATATTGGATTAGCCGCATACTATAATGGATTAGGCAACACGATCAAAGCTTTGTTAGGTAAAAAACAAATAGACATTAAAGAATTAGGTATTGACGATGTTATTGCCCAAGAGTTTTTATCTAGCCGTAATATTTCTGGACGTATGTTGGATACTATACTAGGGCTGACTCAATTTAAAAGAATTGATAAGCTAGGAAAAAATACTCTTATTAATGGAGCTTTGAATAAAGCACAGGCTATGTCAAAATCTAACAAAGGCATAGAACAGTTGCGGAAAAAGTATGGTGATACGTTTGGCAAGGAGTTTAATAACTTTGTAAATGATTTAAGAGCAGGTAACATTAGTGATAATGTAAAGATGTTTGTGTTCGGTGAGTTGTCTAATGTACAGCCAATCACTTTATCTGAGATGCCTGTTAAATATTTAGAAAGTCCTAATGGACGTATCTTTTATCAGCTTAAATCATACATGATTAAACAGCTTGATTTAATTCGTAACGATATAGCAGGACAGTATGCTAAAGGTAACAAAAAAGAAGCTGTTAAAAATGCATTGGCATACTTAGCTATTGTTCCATCTACCGGAGCAACGGTTGATGAGATTAAAGATATGTTTTTAGACCGTGGGTTTAACATAGATGAGATCCCAGACAATTACGTAGAAAATTTATTTAAGTATTTTATGGCCTCAGAGTACACGTTTAATACACTCTCTGAAACAGGCTTAGGAGATGTAGCATTAGATACTTTCTTAGGAGGATATGGTGTACTTGCTGATAACATGAATGCAGTGTCAAAAGATTTACAAGCATTATCCGATGGTACATTAAATGAAGATAACTCAAAGATCTTAGCCCGTACTCCTTTAATTGGAAGGGCTTGGTACAATTTTGTTGGCGGCGGGCTTGAGAAGTTTGAAGCTAAAAAGCTAGAAGAACGTTATGGTTCGGAAGAAAGAAAAGAACGGTATGGTACATCGCCACGCTTACAACAACGTTACGGTTTACAATAAAAAAATCCCCTCGCAATGAGGGGAAACTCTGGAGAATCTATAGCCCCATCACAGGGGCTTTGTTTTACTCAAACATCTCAAAGATATCCCCGATCATAATCTTCACAAATGGGATGTTAATAATATACCCATCAAAGAAGAACACCGTAGCATCTTCAATTGTCTCATCATCTTTCCACCCTAGCACTGGCTGACTCTGCACTGTTTCTGCAGACAAACCAAACACATGGTGGAACTTCCAAGTTACCATCATAATTCTGTCGCCTTATACATGTGTCGTGCATTGCCTGTATAGGCTGAAGCACTCCCTGTTTTCATGTATGCCTGTTCAATAGCACCTTCTGGTGTGTAGTCTCTATAGCGTCCAACGTAACGATCACCACAGTACACTTCAAAGATCTTTACCATCCCCAGTTTTCTCCTGCTAGTCCGTGTGCGTTGTAGTCTGTGACTCTCTTCTCAAAGAAATTAGAAATGCTACTACCACCCAACAGTTCCTCCATCCACGGGAGAGGGTTCTCCTTAACCTTCCAGTTGGTCTTGAGGCCAAGCTGTAGTAGTCTGCGGTCTGCGAGGTAACGAATGTACTGCTTGACATCTGCCGCCGACAAACCTTCCAAGTCACCCATCTCATACGCAAGATCAATAACCTTGTCTTCAAGCTTGACTGCAGTGCGGAACATCTCGTATATATGTTTCTTAAAATCATCGTTCACAATCCGTGGGTGTTCGTTACAGAACTCCCTAAATAGTTTAGCCATTCCTTCTGCGTGTTGGCTCTCATCACGTACACTCCACTCCACAACAGTACACATACCTGGCATCTTACCAAACCTTTGATAGTTGAGTAGCATTGCGAACGCACTGAAGAGGCTCATGCCTTCATTGACCACTGATCTAGCAATAGACAAGGCTGTACCATGTATACTATTTACGTCTAATCCGGACATGAACTCCAGTTTTGCAGACATTTGGGTATACTCTAAGAAGGCTGTGAACTCTTCTTCAGGTAGTCCAAGAGTGTCGTTAAGCAGGGCGTAGGCTCGTTGGTGGATGAACTCACGAGAAGCAAAGGCTGTGAGCATGGCTCTAATCTCATTGTTCTTGAACTTGGGTATATAATACTCAAGGTAGTTTGTTCCAACCGCAACGTCTGTTTGTGTAAATAGCCGCAGGATTTGGGTGATGTGGTGCTTCTCTGCCTGCGATAGTACCCCTGATTTCCAGTGATTGACATCTGTCTGTAGCTCCAGTTCATCTTCTATCCAGTGAATGCGTTCATGCTCTGTTGCATACGTAACAGCCCAAGGGTATGCGAATGGTTTGTATGTTACGTTACTCTCCAGTAGGGGCATCTGAGTTCTCCAGTAATTCTTGATTCTGATATATCACATTCATAAGATTATTATTGTGATACCTGAGTCGTTCTAATTCTGTGTCTAGTTCTTTGAATAGATCAAAGCAATCGTTCAATATCTTTCTGTTAAAAGGATCAGAGTCTTTGATTAACTCTAGTCTACACAAGATTTTGTTTAAGTTTTCTTTCATAACGTTTCCTTTTAAATCTTTCTTTCCACCAAAGCACCATAAACAAAAGTATTAATCCTGGTTGAATAATAATAAACATGTAGATATTAATTTCTTCATAAGTTAATCCTAAATGTGGAGCAACTTCAATAAGAAACCAAACACACCAATCAAAGATCCAATTAATAACAGCATCATACATTCCGGTTTGCATATGTTCTCCTTAGCATAGTATTCCTATGCATAGATAATTACATTTTATGTAATGTACTCCTACTTTTCTGCGCTATCCTTGACAACTCACACAGACATCATCGTTATCAAAGTCCTTCAACGCATTACGGTCTACCTTAGTCCCAACCTTCTCCGCTGTAACACCTGCAGTCGTGCGTAAGTAATATAATCCTTTAAGCCCTTCCTTCCACGCCTTGAGATGCACTTGATTAACAACAGCCTTGTCAGTACCGGACGGGAAGAACACGTTAACACTCTGCCCCTGACATATAAAATCCTGTCTTTTAGCGGCGTGTTCAACAACCCATCCCTGATCGAGTTCAAACGCTGTTTTAAACGTATCTTTCTCGTCGGCTGACAGCCACTCCAAGTGCTGTACAGAGCCTTCGTTCTCAAGGATGCTCTGCCATACCTTCTTAGTGTTCTGTCCCTTGTCATCTAAGAGTTTCTCCAAGTACGGATTGCGAACAGTATGACTACCGGCACGAGTACGATGGACATAGCAGTTGCTAATACGTGGTTCAATGCTAGCAGAACACCCACATAGGATACTAGAATTAGCGTTAGGAGCAACAGCCAACAGATGCATATTTCTAACACCATAACCCACTCCATCAGGACATTCGCCACGCTCCACAGCGAGTGAGTATGTGGCCTCAACAGACTGGGCTTTGATGTCTTTGAAGATTGCATAGTTTTCACTCGCCGCCTGCCAACTCTCCCACGCTATGTCTTTGCTTTGGAGGTATCCGTGGAAGCCCATTGCTCCAAGACCGATTGAACGTTCTCTGTATGCTGAGTAAACAGCTTTTCCAAGTTCTTCTGGTGCGTTGTCAATAAAGAATTGAAGGACGTTGTCCAAGAATCTGACCAGATCTGCAACCATGCCGCTTGATTTCCATTCATCGTAGTATTCGAGGTTAACGGAGGAGAGGCAACAGACTGCTGTGCGTTCTTCACTTGTTGCGAGATGGATTTCGTTGCAGAGGTTGCTCCCATTAATGCTGAGTCCAAGCCGTCTTTGAGCTTCTGGTAAAGCTCGTCTGGCTGTGTCGATAAAGTTAAGGTAAGGGCTACCAGTTCGGAACCTAGCTTCAAGGATTCGTTGCCAAAGTTTACGAGCTTTGACTGTATCTCTGACAATTCCTGTGTGCGGGTCTGTAAGATTGAAGTCTCCATCATTGATTACTTTCTCCATAAAATCATCTGTGATATTCACAGCATTGAATAAATTAAAACACTTGCGATTGATGTCTCCACCTGTCGCCACTTTGAAGGAAATAAATTCCTCGATATCAGGATGGCTTACGTCTAAGTACGCGGCGTAAGACCCTTTCCGTGTCTTCCCTTGTTTGTAGGCTGTCATCTGTGCGTCCACTACTTTCATGAATGGGATCGGGCCTGGTGCTTTGTCGCTGATCCCCCTCACGTCTGACCAATGCCCACCCACACCGCCGCCCTTTACGGAAAGCCATGCTACTTCACCATTATGTTCAATAAGGCTATCAAGATTGTCGCCCACGTAAGTAAGGAAACAACTAATAGGCAAGCCCCGATTGTTTCTGCCATGTTCAGGTGCGTTCGACAACACAGGTGACGCAAACATAAACCAACCTTTACTAGCATAGTCGTAAATCCTTTGAGCAAGATCGAGGTCATCATAGCAGTAAGCAACTGCGGCCCTCGCAAAAGCTTCTTGAGGAGACTGCTCATGGTCAAGCATGTAGTAGTCCTGCATGAGTTTAATAGCTTGGTCACTGAGGCGAGAGTCTCTTTCATAATCAATCGTTATCCCAAGGTGTTGAGTCATCTAATTCATTCTCCAGTGTGTCTTGTTTTTCTTCAATCCGGTCTACGAATCTGTTCACTATATCTTCAGATGATATCTCTAGTGTTTCCATTAAAGTAATCTCATCGAGTTGTTTAAGCTTTTCTTTTATTTCTTCATGTGTGAGCACGGAAAACCTACTATTCTACCAGAGTTCAATGCACTTGTCAAGATAATGTTTGGCCTTCTCTAAATCAATCTTGCCACCCTTGTCTTGAAACCGTGCTATGTATTTGATTACATTACCCAACATAAAACCTTTGACCTGCTCTTCAGTCATCCATGCGGACATTGCTTCCCAGGGTTGTATGTCTTTGCTTGTGTAGTGATCACCACCGTGTTGGTACTCCATCAGATCATCAAATCGTCTGCTCATTTTCTCTCCTCTATTGTCTTCTTCTTGTGACATTCCTTACATAACACTTGTAAGTTGTCTGCTTCACAGAACAACGTCTTCACAAAAGAAGGTAGGTCTTTGTAGTCTTTGAGAGTACCGGCAGGTTTGATGTGATCTACCTGTACCTCAGTTGACTTGAATAATTGTTTGCATTCTTTGCATTGATACACCCACTTGGTGCGTTTATCTTTACCTGTGTATGGCTTTCTAGCCTCGTCCATCACCTGATACCTGACAGGATACCTAGTCCATGCTCTGCGTAATGCCGAACGAATGAAACCAAAGTATCGTGCCGATGTCCATGTGTTTCCTGCTTTGTTCTTGACTCCCCGTGTCATACTGGCGGGGTGAAACGATCTGTCGGAGTGCGTAGCATATACAAGAGGTGTCCATTCTCGATGGCTCGTTCTTCCCCCAAGTGCTCTACCACTGTCTTCCACATCTCTGGTTCTGTCTTTCCCTCTAACAGTTTGTGACTCTTCTTATCACCAATACCTTGAGCACCGATGATGTTATCAGTACGATCACCAACCAAGAACTGCTTGTAAAAGTTAAGCAGTCCTTCATCCTTTGTGATGTAATACTTGATCTTCTTAACAAAGTTGTAGTGCCACCCAACCACTTGATCCAAGTCCTTGTCGAGTGTCACCATTACACTATCGTCTCCAAGTTCCTGAGCACGGATTGCTAGCATGTCATCTGCCTCGATCCCGTCTGTAATATGTGCAGACCAAGAATACTGAAGGTAGTCACGTAACAATCCGTAGTGCTTAGGCTTTTCTGACTTGCGATTGCCCTTATAAGGTGCAGTGACAGCCACCTGCTTCCTGAAATTATTCTTACCTGTGAGAAACAATTCCCACGTCTGAGTTTCAGGTAGCTCGATCATCAGGATGTCTTCCAAGAATCCTGCCATCTTCCGTAATGCAATAGTTTCTGAGTCATCGTTCGTGGCAAAGCCAATGCGATAAACCAGGATGTCAGCATCTATAAGGGCATGGCTCATGTTACAGTACCTCGTCGTCGCCCATATCGGACACAGACTCTGCATCCTCGTAGGCTTGGATCTCTGTGATCACAAGCTTCTTCAAAGAAGGAGAGACACCTTCCTTCTTCTGATAACGCCATTCATAAAACCCGACAAGGGCTTCAGCTTTACTACCATTGCCGATAGAAATACCGTCAATGATGTCGCCATTCTTGTCGAATGCTTTGATTGGGTTGTTAGACTTACAAGTGATGAAGTATCCCTTGTCGTCCTTCTGACGTACAGTGAGGCCCATCTCTTCCAGAGCATTCACTGCCGCATCTGACAGGTTGCAAAGATCCACCTGATACTTGCCAGACATCTCGTTCTGACGATCCAAGTAAGCCCACATTACGTCAGCTTTAATCTTTACACGTTGTGTTTGTTCCATACCATTCTCCTTTTGTTGGTGGTATACTATATATTATAACACACAAGTTTAGTGTGTGTCAAACCAATTTTTTCCTATTTTTGATTCGGCATCTACTGGGCAACGAAAGCCCAAGGTAATCCCTGCTTGTGAGGCAGACTCGCACATGATTTGTGCAACCTGTTCACCATACTTCTCCTCTGTTTCAATTTGAATTTCATCATGTACAAATGCAACTTGCCGCACAGGTACGCAAAGTCGCTTAAACTTTTGGTGTGCTTCAATACACCACTGCTTTGCAATGATAGCCCCACAACCTTGAAGGAGGCTGTTGAGTGCGGCATGCTCAGATCTAACAATGATTCTTCTACCATCCAACCCAGGTACGTACCCTTTGCTTGCCACTTTCTTAACTTTTTCCATAAGTCTTGATAATGCAGGGGTGTTAGCATAAAAGCGCGACAAGACCTCTTGCCCTTCACGCGCACCTCCCCCGACAATACTACCAATCTTTGCGGCTCCCGCGCCGTAAAGGGTTGCATAGATGAGAGTCTTAGCCTGCGGTCTCGTAATGCCTGCGGCATCTGCGTTCTTCTGATGGATATCTCCATTCAATAATTCCTCCTGCCACTCAGGGTCTTGCATGTAGTGAGCCAAACATCGTAGCTCGATCCCACTTAAGTCAGTACCCACCAGAACATGACCACGATCAACAGTCCAAAGGCTACGAATACGTTCACCATATGGTTTGTTAACACTAGGTATCTGTCCCATGTTGGGACTATGGTGTGTCATACGTCCAGTGACAGCACCGTTAGTAATGATCGCACCATGTACACGATCTGTGTTTTCATCGACATGTTTCAACCATGAGTCGATCAAACCGACACGTTTCTGCATCATTAGATACTCTGCAATCATCTGTGCTTCTGGTATCTCGATGTTCTCCAGTGTGCCTTCATCTACAATAGGTTGTCCCTTCTCTGTGTGCTTTGATGGCTTCCAACCTAGGGTCTGTAGTCTATCAGCAATCTGCTTGCGTGATGCTAGGTTGAACACTGTCACCTTGTCCTTCAGTTGCTTGCCTGTTTTCTCAGACCAACGTTCTTCAACAATCGGAGGAAATACACTCTGCACGTTAGCTTCAATATAATCCATCTGATCTGTAAGCTCATTGCGTAGAGAGATAGCCGCAGGTACATTGAGTTTAAACCCGTTGCGTTCCTGCTGTCTGCATAACACTGCGATGTCGTGCTCCAGTAGTATACTCTGCGTGGCATCAGACCATTGGTCAAGCTCGCCCATAAGGTGGAGATACAAATCCCGTGTAAGCTTAACGTCTTGGATACAATAGTCTTGCATCTCTTGAGTAAGGCCATTATCAAAGTCCTCAAAGTCAAAGTCAATCTTGTTGTTAGATAGTCTCCTGCCCCATGCCTTGAGGCTGTGTCCTCCTTCTAGCTGTGGATTCAAAAGTCTTGAAAGAATCAATGTGTCTACCGCACTCGACTTCTTGATCCCAATGTTCCACACTGTCCGCAACACTGGCGCGTCGAAACCAATTAAGTTGTGTCCGATGATTTGATCGTACTCCTTTACCAACGGAGCTAGGGTTGATGGCTCTGTATGACATACTATCTCTCCTGTATCAACATCCTGCGATACGCAAATCCAGATCATGTTGTGGACACGATTCGTTTCTATATCTAGGATGAGTCGTTTGGTTCCGGTACTCATTCATAACCTCTTTGATTGTTGGGATAAAGGTTTTAAACCATTCACCTTTACGTTCCATACACTCTGCATGTTTCTCCAAGAGTCTGTGAATCTCTGCTTCAGCTTGGTGTCTGTTGTCAAAGTGTTCACAATATTCTAACACATAATCACGGAAAGGGGAAGAGGTTTGATATCCATTCAGCCTATCTTCACTGTTCACTGCTTTCCCTACCTTGAACCACAAAGGCCAAGCATTGTTACGAATGATGTACACTTCGCCTTCTTTGCTACGTTCATCAATCTCTGTGTGTGACCATGCATCATCTAAACTATTGTACCGGCCAGGTTTCCATAACGGATGATCCTTGTTGATTCTTTTACCGTTAATGTACATGCGTTGTTCACTGTCATACTTACGCCAACAGTCTTTGCATTCTCCTTGCACACCAAATGCTTTGGTTGCATTTTTATAGTAGTAGTCTAGTGGATGTTCAGTGCCACACTTATTACAAATCTTTGTCTGTGTCATCATCTAATAAACTCCGCAAGTCCTTGACGTACAGCATACTTTGTTTTCTTAAACATCTCTTCTTCCGAACGTTTCCATTTGTTAGGGTCAGATCGTTTATCTGTTAGCATGTGCTCATAGTATTCTAACACTGTGCCTTCATTCATTGCTGTGGCTAATGTCTTTGCTGTATACCATGACCAATCTATTTGACCAAGAGGACGCATTTTAGTTTTACGTCCTGCAATAATAAACGTTTCATCAATGATTAATCCTCCATGCGTTTCACGCAGTGCGTGTTCTCCAATAAGATATTTCTCAATAGCAACCCATTTAAAATAAAAATTAGAATTTCTAATGTACATTACAGTGCTACGTCCTCATCAAAGTCCTGCTCATCATCAACCTCTGTCATGCGTCCTGTCCTCATTGAGTAGAGGAGATCACAGGCAGGGCCAGTGATTCCACAGAATCTATTCTTTAACACCCTCACCTGTGTTGTGTTGCGTACACGTTCATCGTCAGCCTGTCCATTCCGTTCCAAGCCTATCACCATATCACTGAGTTGCGCGATAGATCCAGAGCCACGGAGTTGAGCCAGGCTAGTGGCCGCACCTTCCTCATGTCCCTTTGATTCAGGACGTTTGAGGTGTGACACAACAATCAAAGCAATGCCTGTCTCCTGTACAAGCATACGGAGCTTTGTCATGATCTCGTCTATTGCTTTGC